ATCTTATGTCTATGCCAAAGTATAAGCGTATGTCGAAAGATCAAATGGCTAAAGTTATTGGTGACGCTAAACGTAAGGGTATCTTCAAAGAAGAAACTCTTGAAGAAAACAGAGTTGGTGCACTAGCCAAAGACTTCCACAATCGCTTGAAAAAAGCAGGTAACTCTGATCGTAATCAGAGCCGTGAAAGATATACCACACTTGCTAAGGCTAAGAAGCAGGGTCTAAGTCCTATTGAGATGAAACAACTTGACGGTAAGATGAATGCTATCATGAACAAGATGGACGAGTCAGTTGATCTTGATGAAGTGTTAGACACACCAAAGGCAATGCAAAGCTACAGAGATAAGAACAAACGCAGTAAAGAAAAAGCTGCGAGTTCTGCTGTCGCTAAAATGGTAAGAAGTAAAGACAAGGATAGTAGAGAACATCCTGCTGCTGAACTTAAAACAATGGCAAAGCGCACAGCAGGTCAAAAAATGGCTGATCGTAATGCTGCAAGAAAAACTCGTGCCAAGCTTATGAACCAAGAAGCGAAAGCACCTAAGATTGATGATGCAAAATATGCAGCGCATATGGATCGTCTTAAGAAGCCAAAGAAAATGAGTTCAACTCAAAAGACATTGGCAGATATTCGTAAGAGAGCAGAAAAGTAATGAAAAGGTTTAAAGATTTAAGAGAAGCCAAAGACCCTGCTGAATATGATCAAGAAGGTGACATGGCTAAAACTCAGTTGAAAACCATGATCGATGCAGCACAAGAGTTGCACGATATGATGGGCGACAACGATAATCTACCTGAATGGGTTCAAAATAAGATAACAAAAGCTACTGATTACATCGACTCTGTTCGTGACTATATGAAAAACAATGGAGAGAGCGATGATTAAGTTCAAGGCATTCTGCGAAGAAAAACACCCTGCCCTAAAAAGGGCGGGGGTATCTGGTTTTAGCAAACCCAAACGCACACCTAGTCATCCTACTAAATCACATGTTGTTGTGGTTAAGGATGGTGGCAAGGTCAAGACCATTCGCTTCGGTGAACAAGGTGCAAGCACTGCAGGTGATCCTAAGCCTAATGAATCTGATCGTATGAAAAAGAAACGTAAGTCTTTCAAGGCACGTCATGCAAAGAATATTGCCAAAGGTAAGACAAGCGCAGCATACTGGGCAGATAAAGTAAAGTGGTAATCTAAATGGCTGTTACGAGGTATCTAGACAACACAGTATTGGCAGAACGTATTCAGTTAGCTGCAGGTGTTATTGCAGGTGCTTCTTTCAATCATAAGTTTGGTGCGACACCTTCCATGTCTCAGAACCAATCAGGATCTGTGTGGGATGTAAATGACACCCTGTATCCTTGGAGTGCATATAGTGCAGCGGCAGTTGTAAATATTGAACGTAATAATGTTGCGGATGAGGGTAAAGTAGTAGTTGTTCAAGGACTTGACGCAAACTATGAACCTGCTGAAGATACTATTACTATTAGCGGTGCAGATACATTAGGTACAGTTGAGTTCATAAGAGTCAATCGAGCGTTTACTACTAGTGGTACTAATGTAGGCAATATTGATATTGAGTATGGTGCAGCTGGTGGAACCACTATTGCACGTATCACGGCAGGTAAAGGTCAGACACTTATGGCTGTATACACTGTACCTAAAGGTAAGACCGCTTATATTATGCAAGGTACTATGACCGTTGCAGGGAACGCTGATGCAACAGGTGATATGTTTGTCAGATACTTTGGTCAAGATGCTTTTAGAGTTGGTCATTCTTTTGAGGTTACAGGGAGTGGTGGTCAATATTTTTATCCGTTTTCGATACCAATAAAAATCCCCGAAAAATCTGACATTGATGTAAGGGCTGCTGTTAGATCAAACAATGCAAGGATCACAGCCGCATTTGATATCGTATTATTAGACAACAAAATAAACTTATAAATATAGTATAAATCTAATGGGAAACTGAGATGGCAGAAACTACTGGTACAAGACTAGATCGAATAGAGAATAAACTAGATCAGCTTGCTGAGGCAATGGTTGCTATGGCACGTGCAGAAGAAAAACTTGCAGGTCTTAAAGAAGACCATGATCGTTCTTATGAGAGAATGAATAGATTCTCACAGAAGCTTGATGAGATAGAGAAAAAAGTAGAAGACAACCATCGTGTAGTTTCTACAATCAATAAACTATTCTGGGTTGCAATCGTTGCTGCATCAGGATCAATCGCAGCTCAACTTTGGATGTAAGGAGAACACAATGAGCGAATGGATCAGAAGGTTGGCTGAGAAATATTCTGAAGTCAACGAAAAGAAAAAACTAGACCCTGTAGGTCAAGAAGATGGCGACATTGATAACGATGGCGACAAAGATTCATCAGATGAGTATCTAGCAAAACGCCGTAAAGCGATTGGCAAAGCCATGAAGAACGAAGAAAAAGATATGTCAGAAATGTGCTGCAAGAACTGTGGTGACAAGTTTGGCGAACCTAAGAGTGAAAGTTGCATGTATGATGCATATAACGCTGAAGGTAAGAACTGGATTAAGATGGAAAGCTACAAAGAGGATGTAGATTTAGACGAAGCAACTATTTCTGCTAAAATGGCACGTAGAGCATTGGCAAATGTTAAAGCACAGCCAAAAGATAAAGTGTCATTGAAGAAAGCACCTTGGGATAAAGAAAAGAAAAAGATGGACGAAGAAGAAGTCATCATGAATCCTAAGAAAGAAAAAGATAAGAAAGCTGAGGCAGAGACAATGGCTAATGAATCTTTTGATCTTGATGAAGCAACTGGAAAAGAGATTTCATCTAAAATGATGAAATCAAAAACAATGAAAGCCTTTGCTTCTAAAGTAGCAAAAATGCCGAAAGTAACACGTGATGATTTAGAAAAGATGCTACCCGATTACGTCTCAGGTGCTGATATTACAAAATTATTTAAAGAATCTGTTCTACCACCTGTGTATGCACGTATTCTTGAAGAACGTGCAAAGCATTACAAAGGTGCAACACCGCCTGAAGGAATGATGGACAACTCTAAGTCATCTAAGGGCGCTATGGATATGGTTAATCAACCAAAAAAGATTAACAACGATGATGAAAAAGGTCATGACGATGTTTCAAAGGCAGGTCGTGTAGGACCATCTGCCAAGGCACGTCCAGGTGATAACATGAAAGGTGACAAGAAAGTAATCCCTTCTGCAACCCCAATGAAAGGAAAGTAAATGCCTATCAAAGCCCCTGCATGGTGTAATACAGCAGTCCCTGAAGCAAGACGTGGATGGGTTGATCCTAACTCAGGTGAACTATTAGTATCATCTAGGTTCACACAAGCACAGGTTGATGAGTTCTACGGTGTTCCTAGCTTTGAAGATATTCAAGATATAAACCAAGAAGGTAAGATCGAAGCTTCAATGGCTGCGTGGGAAGCTGCTCAGGAAGTAGAAACTGATAAGCCTATGGATGATCTAGAGTCTATGACTAAACTAGAACTAGAGGCACTTGGTCGTGAACATGGAGTAGAGTTAGATCGTCGTCAATCAAAGGCAGCTTTAGTTGAAACTATGAGAAATCTATTGTCTAAATAAAATCGAACCGATTATTATTTGGATGAAAAATGCAACTCTTTGATAACCTAACTGATGATAATATTTTGTTATATGCTGCAAAGCATTACTACAAACCAAATGTGATAGACGCTGATGAGTTTTATGATGATCTGAGAAGATTCATGTACTTGAAGCGTCTATTCAATCGTTATAAAAATACAGGCGAGTTGTCTGAAAGGTTGATATTAAATCACTTAATCGTGATATTCAATGTTTTTGATATACAACCCTCTTTAAAAATGTTAGAATATCACATGGATGAAAAGTATTGGCCAGCCTTGAAGCCGTTTCTAATATTCTTAAGACACATACATAATGATCAGTACACAGAAATCGAAATGGATAAAAAGGTAATAGAAAGACTGAGGAAAATATAATGGGCATCGTCAAAAGAGCAGGTGATCTAGTATACACCTTTAGATTTTTGAGATTACTTACTACGCCATTCGAAGAAACTGAAGCATTCAAGCTTGGTATTATCGACAAGGATGGTAAACGTCAAAGGTCTTTCACACTAGATAATATGGAAGACCGAGACAACTATCGAAACTTCTATACGCCATTTCATAGACTTGTTTTTAATATAAAAAAGATTATGGCAAAGGCTCCTGGTGGTGGGAGTAGACTAGCATCCTATGCAGCTGCACTTTATCTACTCAAAGAAAAGTTTAGTATTCCGCCAAACAAACTTAATGAGGCAACTCATAAACACTTTGGATGCGCTGAAAACGACTTTTTAAATGAAAGCAGTCAATGGTTTGTGCTAGAAGATGATAGATTAACACCTGGAGTGTACAAAGTTCTTAGTGAAAAGCTATTGAATGACACGCTAGATGAAATGGTCAATGCAAGAGATAAGATTCGTATTGAAGATGGCTGTTATCCTGTCGGAACTATGTTTGGTATAAATATCTACGAAGCAACTCATGTAAGAACCAACAAGACCGTTTATGTGTCCGTAGGAGAACTCGCAAGATGAGCGAACTAAAAGAAGAAATGATGACCGCAGCAGATGCAGGCATCCCACAAGACACAAAGAACATGGGACCACCTAAAAGGTTCCCCATGCATATACTAAGACGTAAAATAGGTTTGCCTATCAACATCACTGATCGTAGACGAAAAAAGGACAAGACTCCAAAACTACTCAAAAAGTTTAGGAATCATTTAGAAAAGTAATGGCTAGATTATATCTTATATTATTATTAATCAGTTTGATGAGTGGCGTAGGATACGTAGGGTATTCCTATTATATGTGGTCACAAGAGACTATTGGAACACTCAGAGAAAATAACGTGAAGTTAAAGACAGCTGCAGAAACTCTACAAAATACCGTAGAGCAAATGCAAGCGGATGCAAAAAAGAACGAAGAACTCAATCGTAATCTTACTAAAAGACTACAACAATCGCAAGAGCACCTAGACAAACTCAGAGGTGTGTTTGCAAAGATAGACTTGACTATGGAGGCATTAACCAATGCACAAGGACTTGAAGACAGAGTTAACGCAGCAGTCGGAAAACTCATCAATCGTATCGAATCTGAAACTACCCCTCCTAGCGATGAGCCTGTTGACGATAGCAGCATGCGGAGCGAGAGCGCCAGAGACGGAAGTAGTTCTTCAGACTGAATATCAGAAACAAAATATTCCAATCCAAGAACGTCCTAAGGCTGTGGAGTTTCCGCCAGTGGATTGGTTTGTCGTTACTGAAGAAAACCTAGAACAAAAACTAGAAGAAATTAATAGCAAGACTGGGAATGTAGTATTGTTTGCTATTACCCCAAAGGGTTATGAAAATCTTGCTTTGGGTATCGCAGAACTACGTAGGTATGTAAAAGATCAACAAGCGATCATTGGATACTACGAAGAAGCCTTGACAGATACGCCAAAAGAACCCAAAGAAGATAGTTAAAAAAATATTACTACTTGTTACAATATATTGTTGCAAGAATATTTCTAATACTATATAATACACCAATCAAAGAATATATCATTAATAAGCCATGAATCATACGGATTTGTGGCATAAACTTTTTTTACATTTAGGAGACGCATAAATGCTCAAACTTGTCCCGAACAATAGAGATAGAGATACACGTGAGTTAATGTCACAAACAAAGTTTTACGAAGGTTATAGTAGATGGGATGAGGAAAAAGAACGTTACGAGACTTGGGAAGAAGCCGTAACACGTGTCATGAATATGCATCGTGAATATTACAAAGACAAAATGACACCTGATCTCGCTCATTTAATCGATGAAGCTGAATCCTTATACAAACTACAATATGCACTTGGTGCGCAACGAGCCTTACAGTTTGGTGGAGATCAACTAAAGAAGCATCAAATGCGTATGTACAACTGTACTTCGACTTATGCTGATAGACCTCGCTTCTTTTCAGAATTGTTCTACGTGCTACTTTGTGGCGCAGGAGCTGGCTTCTCAGTGCAAGAACATCACGTAGCTAAGTTACCTAACATTGCAGAACGTAAGAAACAAGCAAAGGGTTGGGTCGTTGAAGATTCAATCGAAGGATGGGCAGATGCCTTGGGTGCTCTTATGTCATCATACTTTGTAGGTGGTGGTCAGTTCCCAGAAATGGAAGGGCGTAAAGTATATTTTGATCTACAGCATGTACGTCCAAAGGGTGCTATGATCAATGGTGGATTTAAAGCACCAGGACCAGAGCCACTACGTAGATCATTAGATAAAATCGAACACTTGATTCAATCTCGTGTTCTTAAGGGTGAAACACGTTTGCGTCCTATTGACGTATACGACATTGCTATGCATGCTGCTGATGCAGTTCTTGCAGGTGGGGTCCGTAGATCAGCTACCATCTGTCTCTTTTCACCAAACGATGTGGAGATGATTAATGCTAAAACTGGTAATTGGTTTATCGATAATCCTCAGCGGGGCCGCAGTAACAATAGTGCTGTTATTGTTAGAGATGAAATATCTAAAGAAGACTTTAAGAGAATCATGGGATCAATCAAAGAGTTTGGAGAACCAGGTTTCTTCTTTGTTGACGACAGAGATATCACTACGAACCCTTGTGTTGAGATTGGAATGTATCCTCAGATCAATGGAGAATCTGGATGGCAAGGATGCAACCTCACAGAAATCAATGGTGGAAAATGTACCTCAAAAGAAGAGTTCTTCAAAGCCTGTAGAGCAGGAGCAATCATGGGAACTCTCCAAGCAGGATACACAGACTTCAAATACCTCAGCGGAACTTCTAAAGAAATCTTTGCTAGGGAAGCACTCTTAGGTGTTTCTATTACTGGTTGGATGAATAATCCAGAAGTTTTACTAGATGAGGAAGTGCAAAAGGAAGGAGCACAAATTGTCAAACAAGTTAACAAAACAGTTGCAAAACTTATCGGAATCAATGCGGCAGCTAGAACAACGTGTGTTAAACCTAGTGGAAACGCTTCCGTTCTACTCCAAACGGCGAGCGGTATACATGCTGAGCATTCTCCTCGTTATCTGCGTCATATTCAACTAAACAAAGAGACAGAGGTTGGTCAGCTAATAGCAAAGACAAACCCATACATGGTTGAAGAGTCAGTGTGGTCTGCTAATGGCACAGATTATTGTGTTGCGTTCCCAATCATTTCACCTGAGGGTTCACTATATCGTGATGAACTATATGGTAAGAACCTATTAGAAAAAGTAAAGCTTGTTCAAAACAACTGGGTAGAAGCAGGTACAAATGTAGAACTATGTGTAAACCCAAAGACACGCCACAATGTGTCAAATACAGTGACAGTAATGCCACATCAGTGGTCAGAGGTAGAAGATTATGTTTATGACAACCGCCATAGTTTCGCTGGTATTAGTTTCTTGGCTGGGTCTGGTGATAAGGATTTTGCTCAAGCACCGATGACCGAAGTTAAGACCGAAGAACAAATCGTTGCACAATATGGTAAAGGCGCATTGTTCGCATCTGGTCTAATCGTTGATACTCGTAAGCAAGGATTCCGTGATTTATGGGAAGCTACTCAAGTCGCCCAAATGTCTCCTGAGTTCCAAGGGGAAGTTTCTGATATCCGTGCTGAGTGGATTCGCCGTTTCAATAAGTTCGCAGATAACTACTTTATGGGTGACATGAAGGAAACTGAATATTGTCTCAAAGATGTGTTTTTGCTACATAAGTGGGAGAAGATACAACAAAATATTCAATCAGTAGACTTCACATCAGAACTAGACGAAAAGCGATTTACCGACATAGATACAATGGGCGCAATCGCATGTCAAGGTGGGGCTTGCGAAATAACATTTTAAGGAGCATACATGGAAGAAGAATATTGGGCAGAGTGTGAAGCTTGTGAAGCGGAAACTCAGGTACTTGTAGTTGGCAGCGAAGAGATACCACAATACTGTTCAATGTGTGGTTCACCCTTAGAATACGAAGTCTTAGACGACTGATATAAATAGCCCTGAAAGGGGCTATTTTTTTATGTGGATATATGATGATAAAGAGTTTGATGAAACACCTGAAGAGTATCAGGGTTTTGTCTACGAAATCACAGAACTTGACACAGGAATGAAGTATATTGGCAAGAAGTTTTTTTGGAAACCTAAGAGGCTTCCTGTCACTAAAACACGCAAGAGAGCTGTTAGGACCAGGTCTGAGAGCGATTGGCGTAAATACTATGGTAGTAGTACCGAAGTAAAGCTATTAGTAGAAAAGAAGGGTACTGACAACTTTAAACGTGAAATATTAAAACTATGCAAAACAAAAGGAGAATGTTCTTACTATGAAATGAAATATCAGTTGGAGAGAGATGTGCTCTTGAAGCCTGATGAATATTATAATGCTTTTATCGGTGGTAAGATACATCGAAAACATATAATAGGAAAATAAAAATGAACACAAATGAATATGACGTAACAGTAGTAAAAGTAGTTGATGGCGATACAGTAGATGTTGACATCGATCTTGGATTTGGAGTTTGTCTTAAAGATGAAAGAGTTCGCATCATGGGTATCGATACTCCTGAGTCTAGAACAAGCGACAAAGTTGAAAAGATATTTGGTACAGCTGCAAAGGAAAGACTGTACTCGCTACTCGAAAAAGACGCTAAACTCATCACAACAGAAGATAAGAACGGCGAAGATATGAAAGGTAAGTTTGGTCGTATTCTTGGTGACTTTTATGTAGAACGTTACGAAGGTAAGAAAGAGAAAGTAACAGATGTGATGATCGAAGAAGGTCACGCAGTTGCATACTTTGGCGGTTCAAAAGAAGAAATCGAAATGAAGCATATGGCAAACAGACAAAAGCTACTACGTGAAGGTGTGGTGTCTCAGGAAGACTACGATGCAGCAATGGCATTGATGGAGAAAAAAAGTAGTTGACGAATCATAAAAATAGTATATAATTAATATAATGCCTTTTGAGGTGGGTGAGTATATTGGTGGAGAAAAACGATTATATTAATAGATTATAATGCAGTTGCTATTGGTAGTATTATTCAGAATAAAGATGATTTAAACGAAGATCTCTTTAGACATTTGATCCTAAACAATATCAGACTATACAGAAATAAGTTCAAAGAAACTTATGGTGAGATTGTTATCTGTGGTGATGGACGTAAGAACTGGCGTAAGGATGTGTTTCCTAACTATAAGTTCAAACGTGCAGAGAACAGAGACAAATCTAATGTAGATTGGAATGAAGTCTTTCGTATCACTAACCTAGTCTTTGATGAACTGTCAGAAAACTTCCCATACAAGACGTTGTTAGTTGAGAAGTGTGAAGCTGATGATATAATCGCTACTCTTGTAGAAAAGACACAGGAGTTTGGTGAGTATGAAAAAGTAATGATTGTATCATCTGATAAAGACTTTGCACAGCTACAGAAATATGAGAATGTGTATCAATACTCGCCTATGAAAAAAGGATTGGTTGTTGAAAAAAACCCACGAAAACAACTATTAGAGTTGATCTTAAAAGGAGATCAGTCTGATGGTATACCTAACGTTCTAAGTCCTGATAATAGTTTTGTTGAAGGTATTCGCCAAACACCACTACGACAGACGGCTATTGAAAAACTCACAGAGGATTTAAACTCTATGGGTGAGGCTGTGTATAGGAACTATTGTCGCAACAAAAAACTTATTGATTTGTCTGAAGCACCTGATTTTGTAAAATCAGAAATACTAAATACCTTTGAAGAACAGGATAGATGGAGCAATAGAAGCAAAGTGTTTCCATTCTTAGTTGAGAAGCGTTGTAGAATGCTGATAGAAGATGTAGAGGATTTTATTTGAGATATGGTTAATAAAACAACATATTATGTATTTGAGATTTTAGAAAAAGCTGCCGCCGCTAAGACACGTGCAGAGAAAATAACTTTACTTAAAAATCATAGTAACAACTGGGCGATGAAAGACGTATTGAGAGGTACGTTTGATGATGCAGTGCAATGGAACTTGCCAGATGGTAAGCCGCCATACGAACCAGCAGAGGATAGATCGCATCCATCTAATCTATCACAACACAACAAAAAGTTTGCATACTTTATTCCTAATGG